TGTAGAGTGTATGAGTCAGATATATAAAGAAGAAGATGTTCAAAGATGGTTGGGTAAAGAAGAAGGAAAGGAACATTACAAAAAATATACTAAGCAAGAAGTTATTCTTATGTGTGGAAAGGGTAGTGGTAAAGATCATACTTCTACTATTGGTTGTGCTTATATTGTGTATAAATTATTATGTTTGAAAGATCCGTCAAGATATTTTGGTAAACCATCTAATGATGCTATAGATTTAATTAACGTAGCGGTAAACGCTCAGCAAGCAAAGAACGTATTCTTTAAAGGCTTTAAGTCAAAGATTGAGGGATCTCCTTGGTTTGCTGGAAAGTATGAAGCAAAAGCAGACAATATAGAATTTAATAAATCTATTACAGTTTATTCTGGACATTCTGAAAGAGAGTCTGCCGAAGGTTTAAACTTAATGCTTGCAGTTCTTGATGAAATTTCAGGGTTCGCAATGGAGGGTGCTGGTGGTAATGATCAAGGAAAGACCTCAGATAACCTTTACAAGGCCTTTAGGGGGTCTGTAGACTCACGTTTTCCAGACTTTGGTAAAGTTATACTCCTATCATTCCCAAGATTTAAAGGTGACTTTATTTCCAAAAGATATGAAGATGTTGTTGCAGATAAACAAACAATAATTAGAAAGCATCAGTTTACAATTAATCCAACATTAAGTGAAGAAGATCCAAATAATAAGTTTGAGGTAGAGTGGGAAGAAGATCATATTGAGTCTTATAAATACCCTGGAGTATTTGCTTTACGTAGACCAACATGGGAAATGAATCCAACTAGAAAGATAGAAGATTTTAAGTTAGCCTTTTTTACAGATCCAGCAGATGCACTTATGCGTTTTGCATGTATGCCAACAACTTCATCAGATGCTTTCTTTAAATCAAGAGAAAAAATAGAAAAAGGTTTGTCAAATAGAAATCCATTAGATAGCGTAAGAAGATTTGATATTAACTTTAAGCCAAACCCAGATACGGTTTACTATGTTCATGCAGACTTAGCACAAAAACATGACAAGTGTGCTGTAGCAATAAGTCACGTTGACAAGTGGGTAAGTGTACAATCTTTTAATGACTATGAGCAAATTGTTCCATTTGTAGTTGTAGATGCAATTGCTTGGTGGGAACCACATCGTGAAGGGCCAGTAGATTTAAGTGAAGTAAAAAACTGGATTATAGATTTGAGAAGACAAGGATTTAATTTAGGGTTAGTAACTTTTGATCGTTGGCAATCATTTGATATACAACAAGAATTAAAACAGGTAGGAATAAAGACTGAAACTTTATCAGTAGCAAAGAAACATTATGAAGACTTAACTATGTTGTTCTATGAAGAAAGATTAATAGCACCTCATATAGATATATTGTTAGAAGAACTATTAGAACTTAGAATTATAGGAAATCGTGTAGACCATCCTAGAAAGAAGTCTAAAGATTTGGCTGACGCTATGTGTGGATCAGTTTACAACTCTATATCAAATACCGAAAGAAATAGGGTTAAAGAAATAGACATTCATACCTGGTCTCAAGGTGGTACAGACTCAGACAATGCAGATGATTTTTTTCCAGACAAGATTAAAGGTAGGTCCTTAGATTGGAATGGAGGGTACCGACTTGTCTGATGAAGAGTATGTAAACGAAGAAGATCTTTCAAACATTATTTTGCAGTTGATAGAAATGGGGGCATTGGAAATTAGAGGGTATGACTCTATTAGTAATCAGTTTACATATAATTTAACTCCTAAATGCCAAGAAATAATGCCAGAACTATTTGAAGAGCATTTTAAGATGATCAATGAATTAGCCTTTAAACTATGGTCTAAAGATCTAATTGAACTTACCTTTGATAAAAACGGTATACCCATGGTTATGCCTAAAAATACAGAATATACAAGGTCTGTTATGTATACCCTGCCTGAAGATGAAAGATTCTTTTTAGAAAATCTATTAGATAAATACAAAAAAGACATGAAAGAATAGTGATATAATTTTATTATGCCTTATGATATTGTAAGAAATGGACCTGGTTGCAATGGCGGATATGCCGTAGTTGGTCCTTCAGGAGCAATTGGATGCCATCAAACAAGAGGATCTGCAATTAGACAACAACGTGCTTTGTATGCAGCAGAATCAAACAGTAAAAAATCAATCATGCCAGAAGAGTGGGAAGGAAAGCCACTATACGATGAATTGTCAAGTGCAGAAAAAATGCTTGCTGATTCATTATTAAAATTAGCAGAAGAAGCGGGTCCACTTGATAAAGCAGAAGGAATTTGGGTTGGCTATGTAGATGGTGAAAATAATGAAAATAATTCCATAGGAGTAAACTGTGGAAACTGTGCACTACATAAATCATCAGTTGCATGTGCAATATTAGAAATGCCAATTGAAGAAGAAGGTGCTTGCAGATTTGCAGTAATTCCAGATGGATATGTAACTGCAGAAAATGATATGGATGATATGGAAAGTTACATAGACATGGAAGATGAAATGTCTAAAAGATCTTTAGAAGATTTAGATTTAAGACCAACAGAATCAATGGCAAACAATGCTCGTAGAGGTTTAGAATTAAGAAGAAAATTTGGTCGTGGTGGCACAGCAGTTGGAGTTGCTCGTGCTCGTGATCTTATGAATAGAAATAAATTAAGTCCAAGCACAGTATTAAGAATGTATTCTTTCTTTTCTCGTCATGAAGTAGATAAACAAGGTAAAGATTTTAACAACTCAGAAAGACCATCTAATGGAAAGATTGCTTGGCTTCTTTGGGGTGGAGATTCTGGCTTTGCATGGGCTAAGTCAAAAAGAAATGCAATTATGAATATTAGATCACAAAAATCTGACGGTATATGGATAGATTCTCCATTTAGTTTACAAAAGTATATTGACAAATCAGACTACGACCTGTAGAATATATATAATAGAAAGGGACCGTGATGAATAGTGAAGAACCTACTGAGATTTTACAATCTTTGCTTCAGTATTATCGCTCTAAATGCTCTCAACTTGAATATGAATTTTTATCATACAAGATCATATCAGAAAGAGAACTTTCAAAATTTAGAGAACAGTCTGTTTCAAAAGATAAAAAAGGGTAAAAAGTTTTCTCAAATGCATAAACTTTTAAATAAAGATAGTGTTGATGTTGCTATCGTTGATAAAAATGCTTATTGGGTACATAATAATACTTTTTATGTAGCAGAAATAAATGATTTAGGCGAAATAGATACAGATAATGCAAAGAAGATAGATGTATTTTCATTATCAAACAAAGAAGCAAAAAACTTATTAAAGATCCTAGACTCACTTACAGAAAGAAAGTAAAATGGTTATTGCCGTAGAAGGGACTAAGTCCTTTTCTGATTATGATATATTTATGAGAGCAATGGGAATTGCTTTATCTAATAATACTGATTCTGAGATAACAATATGGTCTGCTGGTCCTCATACTATAAATAGTTTTACTGCTGCATTTTGTAATTCATCAGAAAACTTTTTAAAGCAAAAGGGTTTTAAGATTAAGTTCTCAAAGGCACCAACATTTTGGGTAGCAGATAATTTATCTTATGTTAACTACTTTGCCTTTTTTAGTGCACCTAAAGAATCTTTGTCAAGACTTGCCCAACAAGCAGAACTACTAGAGAGTTGTGAACTTGGAATTTTTAGATATTAGTCTTAATACTTGGTCGATAATAATATTGTTTACACAAATTATATTCTTTACCTGTATGAGCCTAGCAGTTTTTGGGGGTAGAGGAAATATACTACTATTTTCTTCTATAGTAACATCATTCATACTTAGTCAAATAACACTATTTGCATATGGACTTGTTACAAAGCAATTAGGATTTATATTAATACCTGTATATCAAATATTCTTAGTTATGATTACATACATATATATAAATAATTCAAGTGTAGAATTAATGGAGGAAATAGAATATGATAGTGAATAGTTTTGATAAAATGGAAACAATAGTAAAGTCTAATCCTAATTTTGAATGGGATAATTGGACAGTTGTAGTTTATACAGATGATGATGGGTATTATACTAAAAATGGTGTATTTAAAGATAATAAATGGATGACTAAATATAGGTTTGAAATGGTGGATCATGGTGTGTGGAATATTCCAGATAGGTTTATAACACATGTACAAGTTTAATGATAAGGCTTTATGCTTAAATATGGATACAAATTTATTTTTTGATAAATATGAAGAAAATAAAAATGTTGCAAAAACTGTTGACTCTTTGTGTGTTAGTTGTCCTGCACAAAGACAGTGCCTTGCATATGCCGTTAGCAATCAAGAATGGGGCGTATGGGGTGGGATATACTTTGAGGGTGGTAAGATATCTAAGGAGTTTAATTCACATAAGACAAAAGAGGACTGGTTTAATACCTGGTCTGGTGCAGTAATAGAGAGTTCATAATGTATACAGATCAAATGAAAAGAGCGGTAAGAACCTTTAAGGTCCCAAAAGAATTTAAAATAGACATACTTGACTACGATGCCTTTCTTACGATACAATTCTATGAGAGTCAGTGGAGACATTACACTGATGCAGAAAGATTTCAGTGCATTCAATACCTACAAAAGGTAAAGGGTGCTTTGGAAAAACTAGGAGCAAGGGTTGCTTTTGATCCTATTCTAGATGTAACATACAAAGATAAATAATCAGAGAAGAGAGAAGGTAAGATATGCCAGCAGTAACAACTATTGTAGGTAATCTAGTAAGAGATCCAGAGTCAAAAGAGTTTGGACCAGATAAAAATGTAACAAATATTCGTGTTGCATGTACAGACCGTATGCCAGATGGCAAGGGCGGTTGGAAAGACGGAGATACAGCATTTTACAATGTATCTGCATGGAGAAGTCTAGGAAAATATATGGCTTCCTCACTTAAAAAGGGCGATAAGGTTATCGTTCAAGGTAAAATTAAATACCATGAATTTAAAAAAAGTGATGGTACTAATGGTCATGCTTATGAAATTGAAGCAAGTGACGTTGGTCTTGCACTTTATTCTAAAACAGCAAAAAAAGATGGATCTAGCAATCCTTGGGATACATCTTCAAACACAACAACAGTAAATACTTCTAACGAACCAGATCCTTGGTTGTAATAAGATAGTATAATGATAGAGGGTGGAGAAATCTGCCCTCTATTTTATTTATTAGGAGACAATAAATGGGAATGTATATTCAATGGAAAGACGATAAAAATAAACAATCTTTTAAACCCAAAAAATGGCAGCCAATGCTATTTGATAAAAAAGATGCTATTGTTCCAACAGAAGAAGGTAAATGTTTTTGGGAAGCACAACTACATTTAACTCTACCAAAAACAGGTAGACCAACATATGTAAAAATGAATTACTCAAGAGATTATAAAGGAAAAAATGATACTACTGGAACAAATACATACGCTATTCCAGCAGATGTAGAATCTGTACAGTTTACACTCTCATGGTTCTTTAACGCTAATCCAAGCACACCAATTTCGTGTATGGTTTATCACAATGGATCAACAGACATTGTTTCTGAAATAAGACAATTCAAAGGAATGATATTATAATGGCATCACCAATTAAAGATGGAAAGATTACAACAGCATACAAAAAACTAGGTAAGATGTGGTCGAAAGGCTATCATACTGGGGTCGACTATGCAGTTAAGACAGGAACACCAGTACTTGCAGTTGCAGATGGAAAGATTGAACCAGCAAGTTGGGGTAAATCCTACGGAACTCAAGCAGTACAAAAGGTAGCAGGTGGATGGGTAATTTATGCACATCTATCAAAACTTGATGTAAAAGCAGGAGATAAAGTAACTAAGGGTCAACAAATTGGATTAAGTGGAAACACAGGAAATTCTTCTGGACCACACTTACATTTTGAAATGCGTGACAACATTCGTTGGTCAGCAGGAAAAGATATAGATCCAACAGCAATTCTTAACTCATAATACAATATAACTTTAATTAATAAAGTATAATGTAAGTAGGCATATATTGCCTTGGAGTGAAAAGGAATTAATAAAAGAAGACTTAAAATAAGAGCAATGCTTTTAGCACCATTGTTATTAGCATTGTTCTTTTCTTTTGTACCCCAAACTAATGCAAACGTAGCACCTTGTGATACTTATCAAGTAAACGGTGGCGATCAAGCATTCTTAATGAATTTAAATACACCTCTTGAATGGGGTGGAACAGTTTATACAAATAATATTTATGTAAGTCCAAAAGGAACAATTACATTTGGTGTTGGAGACTATACATTTTGGACTTTCCCACCAAATCCATCTATATCAATTGGATCTTGGGATTATCATGCATTTGCTAATACACCAGGTGCCCAGTGGGATCCAGGTTGGGGTGTAGGAAAAGATTTATATGTAAGATACGGATCAACTGCAACATCTATATGTGTTGACTGGAAAGTAATGGTATGGGGCCAATCTTCAGGAGACCCTGTTTATATTAGAATGTTAGCAGAAGTAAATCCAATTAATTATACTTGGACTCCAACTTATCAGGTAAGTTCTAACGCACCAGGAGGTGCAAGATATGGTGCAAGATACGTTCAGAACGGTCAAGTTTTTCCATTAAGTGTTCAAACAATTACTGAGCCACCTGCACCTAGTCCAACACCAAGTCCTACAGAAACCCCTACTCCTACACCTACACCAACACCTACTGAAACACCTTCACAAAGCCCTACGCCCACTCCTACGCCTACAGAAACAGTAGAGCCTAGTCCAGAGCCAACTCCTACAGAAACTCAGAGTCCAAATCCTGATCCAGTTGATCCAGGTCCAACTGAAGAACCTGTTGTGATACCAACTGACGAACCAGTAGAAGAAGTCCAAGAAGAAGCACCAGTGGAAGAAGAACAAATTTTAGAACCTTCACCTGAACCAACTCCTTTAGAAGAAATTATAGCAGTTGAGGAAGAAATGGATAATGCTATTGAAGAACTATTGGTTAATGAAGAAGAGATTACAGATGAACAATTAGAAAACATTGCAGAATTATTAATTGAAAACTATGAAGTAGATGAAGCAATGCCAGTATCAGATTTAATTGAAGGATTAAATGATGAGCAAACTTTAGAATTTTTAGAACAGTTAGATGAGAATCAAATAATTGAATACCGTGAAGGTGTTGAATTAGAAGCAGGTGTTGCAGTTGTATTTGAACAACTGTCAGACCCTGCAGCCTTATTAGGAGAGTTTGTATCAGATCCAGGACAAG